AGCGTATTCTCTCATCGAGGAGAGTACACTCTATTACGACCGACGTCTAGAACGTCAGGCCGTACCAGGGGATCTCGAGACCTATGTCTCGGGTATCCATCACTTGCACCTAAAACAGGTGCCAAGTGCACTAACTATCCGGAAATCGGGTAGTAAGTTGTCAAAATCTGTCGAACCGCACCTTGCGGAAGACGGATTCTTCCCCGCACTCTTTGGAGGCGAGGAAGAGAAAACGCCCATAGAGAACAGTCCCTATGAGGCACCCTCGGAAGGAGATGACTCCGACGAGGATGAAGCAATCCCGGACTTCAACACGAAGTCCGGGTGGCACTACGAAGATCCATGGAAGATCTTTGCAGGATGGTCGTTCGCCTCCCAATACATGGAGGAACGGCCTAAGATAAACGTCTGGCCCGGTGGTTGCCACCGGATCCAGGATAAACTCTCACCCAAACTATTTGGGTCAGAGAGGAAGAACTCTACCAGGTTTACCCAGGTAGAGGATCATAGAGAGAAGATGTACTTCATCTTCAATCACACCCACTGGGGACATCGTATCCAGTTGGCGAGACGCGCAGCGTCGAGTAGCGAAGATCCCTTGAGGAATTTCGCTAATACATTCTTCCGAAGAATCTCATTCTTCGTTAGAGGACTCCATGATCCGATTTGGACCAAGGAGGAACAATCTCGGTTTGCTGATTATAGTAAACCGAGAAACAAGACCTATAGAGCCCAGAGGCTCATAGAGGTACTCAAAACCGTTGACGGAGTATTCCTCCAACGGTTCTTATCCTATCCAGAGGAAATCTGGAATTGGGAGAAATATGACCTGTTCATCATACAGGCCATATCTATATTTCTCACTGACGAATTCATCGACGGTGAGATCACGGTCCACTCACTCGAAAGTGAGAAGACACACTACGAGCAGATGAAGTCTGCCCGTAAGCAATTCAAACTTATGATACATAAGGATGAATGTTCCGGGATTTCGGAACTCGACTCTACCCCTAGATGGGTACAGTCGTTCTACAGACGAACCTGGAGTAGGTCAGTCTGTCATAAGGGGTATCAGCGACTCTTTCTCGCTGGTACCTTGTCCCAGACACGTGGATCTGGGACCCCACCCCCTCTTGTAGTCCTACGGAGCAAGAGGAAGTTTCTGCTGTCGGTGAGTGAATCACCCCCAGCTGTTTCGGCTACTGCTAGGAACCTCCTATCAGCAGCTATGGATAACGTGATGAGGGAAATCCCTGATCACGTCTTCACCGGCTTGTCTACAAAGGCAAGGGTGACAGTAACGGGTTCCGCCTGTTGGGAGGCAACCCGGAAGGACGGTGGTACCGCCCAAGCCATACTTGATCTTATGAAGAAGTATGACGACCTGTCTATCCCCGTGAGGGATCTGGAAACAGGTAATGTCCTCGAATGGACTCCTAGAGAGTCCTTCGAGTCGATAGGCACAGCAATCTTTCATGCTTGCCTAGACGAGGTCCTGAACACAAGTCCAGAGACCTTAAAAGAGGTATACCTGACAATCGTCAGGGAACCCGGAAAGGCTCGTGTCGTAACAAAAGGACACGCAGCTCTGAAGATCGTGCTTGACACGGTCTCCAAGATATGCTCTTGGCCCCTAAAGAAGGGGTTCAAGAGCTCAGAATCCGGGATGGGCAAAGCCCATCACGGATGGAATCTCTTTAAGGACTTCTCCTCAGAAGAGATATACGAACTCATGTTCAAAGAGGACAGGAGCCGTAGGGTCGAAGACGTCTTTAATGACCATATCGACCGTGTACAGTACTGGGAAGACATATTCTTCGCTAGTACCGATTACCAAGAGGCGACAGACCGCTTGGTACACGTCATCGCAAGACTTATTGCAATGAAGTGGATGAAGAGATGCGGGATTCCCCGCATTCTTCAAGGATTAGTTTGCGCGGTGTGTTTCACACCGCGCAAAGTGTTCTTCAGCGCATCTGGTGCGCTGAAGGATATTGGTCTTCCCCTGGGAGAAGACAGGAACGTCATTCTGTTAAACAGAGGCGTTCTCATGGGAGATCCCCTAACGAAGGTGATCCTCCACTTCACGAATATACTTTCGCGAAGGGTCGGCGAGGGCATAGCCACCGGCGACATACTACGCATGTTCCCCAATGGGAACACGGCGTACGCTGCTTTCCAAGAAGGATTGCAGGCCCCACAGTGCCCGAAGGGCACGTGAGGTTTCCACTTACATATTTAGATGTGAGTGGTCGTAAGTAAGGCTCCTATTGGAGCGACAATACG